ACCGACCGTGTGAAGAAGATCGCTGTCTGGATGCCGGCGACCGATGAAGTACTGTCTGACGTGCCTCAGATGTTCGCCTACCTGCAGCAACTGCTGCGTTACGACCTGAAGCTCGAAGAAGAATCACAGATCCTCAAGGGTGACGGCACGGGTGAAAACCTGAATGGGCTGATGACTCAGGCTACTACCTACAACACCGCCCTGAGCAAGACCGGTGACACGGCGAGCGACTTGATCCGTCGCGCCATTTACCAGGTCCGCAAGCAGTCGAAAATGTCGGCTGACGGAATTGTCATGACCGAGCTCGACTGGATGAACATCGAGCTGCAGAAAGATGGCGAAAATCGCTACCTGTTCGCCAATCTGCAGGGCTTGGTCACTCCGATCCTGTGGGGGCGCCCGGTCATCACCTCCGACAGTATGGACGAGGGCGATGCAGACACCGGCGGCGAATTCCTGGTTGCGAACTTCGCACGCTCCACCACGCTGTTCGACCGCATGGCCTACCAGTTCAAGATGGGCCTGATCAATGATCAGTTCATCCGAAACGAGATCGCGCTGCTGGTCGAAGAACGCCTGGGCTTGGGCGTCCGTCGCAAGGAAGCGCTGGTCAAGGGCCAGTTCACGGTCGCGCCGTAAACCACAATCCGTGTTCAAGGCCGGCCATTCGCCGGCCTTTTTGTTTCTGGAGGCAGCATGAAAATCAAAGCTCTGTGGGGTTTCGTAGGTAACGCCGAACTACTGGGTGCCGACTCGCCAAAGGTAAAAAGTGGGCAGGAGTTTGAAAGCGTCGATGACGAGTACGCCCAGGTGCTGCTCGGCAAAGGCCTGGCGGTTGAGCTCGATGCCAATGGCAAGCCCAAGGTGGCCAAGCCGAAGGAAGGTAAGCCGGCGGCGCCCAAAGAGGCCAAGTAAATGCTCGACATGACCACCGTGAAACTACATCTGCGGGTTGATGGCGACGAAGAAGATGCGCTGATCGGTGGCTACCTTGAAGCCGCAAAGGCGCATGTTGAGCAACATTGCGACCGGCAGCTGGTGGATGCTGATCCCGTCGAACCGGAGCAGATGGGACTTACCCGTGACGTCGAGCAGGCCATTCTGCTGCTCGTTGGTCACTGGTACTCCAACCGAGAAGCCGTGGTGGTCGGCGGCGCACCTTCGGCGGTCCCTCTCGCAGTCGAAAGACTGCTTTGGTACAGGAAGCGCTTCTGATGCAAGCCGGAAAACTCAGACATCGGGTTCAAATCCAGCACAAGGTGACGGCTCAGGATCCGCAAACCGGGGAGCAGTTGACTGAGCAATGGGTTGAGTTCGCCAAGGTCTGGGCGTCGGTCGAGGACCTGAGTGCTCGAGATTTCGTTGCTGCTCAGGCAGGCCAATCCGAAGCGAAAAGTCGAGTCGTAATTCGCTACCTGGCAGGTATTACCGCCGCAATGCGCGTTGTCCTAAATGACGGTACCGCTTGCCGCATCCTCGGTCCGCCGCTGGCAGATACAAACTCGCGCAAGGAGTATTTGACTCTATTGGTGACCTCGGGGGTGAGCGATGGCTGATTGGGTCACCTACAAACTCAAGGGCGCCGACGAGTTGTCCGCCAGATTCAAAGGCCTGACCGAGGAAATGCGCCGCAAGGTGGCGCTACCCGCGGCCAAGGATGCCATGGAGATCGTTCTGCTGGATGCGAAGGATCGCGCAGCGCGGATCGACGACCCGGAAACTACCAACTTCATCCCGGCCAACCTGGCCATGATCGAACGCAGAGCCCTGGGTGAGGAAGTCGGCGCCGTCGTGATTTCCGTAGGCGTGCGCATGCGTAAACGCGGACAGAAGGGCGGCAACACCTTCTACTGGTGGTGGGTAGAGCTGGGCACCGAGAAGAACCGGGCAAAACCGTTTCTCCGCCCGGCATTGGCTAATAACCGCGAGGCAGTATTCAAGGAGTTCCTGAGTTCAGCCAAGTACCTACTGATCAAGCTGGGGGTGAGCTGATGACAGCGCCTATTTTCACCGTCTGTGTCTCCTCGCCGGCGGTCACGGCGCTGCTTGGCGCCGGCCCGACGAGGCTTTATCCGCACGGAGAAGCCCCGGAAGGCACGCCTAAGCCATACGCGGTTTGGCAGGTCGTCAGCGGCTCGCCAATTAACTACGTCAACGGCGTGCCGGACACGGACCGCTACGGTCTGCAGGTGGATGTGTACGCCGATACGGCATCCTCGGCCGACGCGGTTGTGACGGTGATGCGCAAGGCGCTCGCTCAACACGCGTATATCACCGGTTTCGGTGTCGATACCCGGGATGAGGACACCCATAACTACCGCAAAGGCTTCGATGTCGCCTGGCTTGTGGGCCAGTAGACCGCACCAGAAAGAACGACCCGCTTCGGCGGGTTTTTTTATGCCCGCTCAAAAGTGATTTCGAAGGAAATCGGGGAGTTGCAAATTGACCATCAAGACCCAAGGCACGGATCTCTATGCCATCGACCCGGCCACCAATTCGCTGTTGGTGGTTGGCTGTTTCACTTCGCTGGATGGGATCGACACCAGCATCGCGCAGATCGAAACGACCTGCATGAACTCCAGTGCGCGGGAGTATGAGGCCGGTCTGGCAGAGCCTGGCTCCGCGTCTTTCGGCTTGAACATCGACCCACAATCGCCTGCGCACGTTCGCCTCCATCAACTGAAGACGGCCGGAACCAAGCTGCTATGGGCAATCGGCTGGTCTGACGGCCGCGTGGTGAACAGTAACGGCGAGCTGGAGGGCATCCCACCGACGATCAGTCAGCCGGGCACCGTTACAGCGCTGGCGGTAACGAACCCAGGCAGCGGCTACACAACCGCTCCAACCGTTGCCTTGACCGGTGGTGGCGGCACTGGCGCAACCGCTACCGCGGCTGTTTCTGGCGGCGAAGTGACTGGTCTCACCATCACCAATCCGGGCAGTGGGTACACCTCGGCCCCGACTGTGGCGCTTACTGGTGGTTCCGGCACCGGTGCTGCGGCAACTGCTGCAATCGACGCCGGCGTCGACTTCAACCTGCCGACCACGCGTACCTGGATCACCTTCGAGGGCTACATGAACAGCTTCCCGTTCAGCTTCGCACTGAACGACGTTGTGAAGCCCACCGTCGGCATTCAGGTGTCCGGCGATCCGGTGTTCGTCCCGAAAGTCATCACCCCATAAGGAAGCCCCATGGATCTCAGCATTAAAGCACTGACGGCGGCTGGCGCGTTCGTCGCGCCTCCGGTGAAGAAGGACATCACCTGGCATGCCGCCGGCAAGGTTCAGAAAGCCTCCATCTACGTCCGACAAGAGTCGTTCGTTGAGCTGACCGAAGGCTGGAAGAACGAAGGTCAGGGTGCCGATCGGTTGGCGGCCCGTATAGCCTCCAACATCCTGAAGAAGGACGGCACGCCCGTGTTCACTGTCGAGGACGTTCTCGGTTCCGAATCGTCCGGGCACGGCCCGTTGTCGGCCGAGCTGACTATCGTACTGCTCAACGCCATTTCCGAAGCCAACGGCGCGGTGAAGGAAGATCAGCCAAAAAAATAGGTCCCGCCGAAGAGTTCTGGCATGAGCTGGCGCTCAACGGCATCGGCGGGCGCACGGTCGCCGAAGCGCAGGCCAACCTCAGCTACAACGAGGCGCTTTCGTGGATGGCTTACGTCGAGCAAAACGGAACGCTGAATCTGGGCCTGAAAATCGAGCGGGGTTTTGCCCTACTCGCCACCATTCTCAACAACCTGCACGGCGGCAAGGCTACGTTCGATGACTTCCTGCCTCAGCGCGGCGGGGTGGTGGAAGAGGCGGAAGCTTCTGCGCAGGATCTGTTCAGGCTGCTGCAGTCGGTCAAGAGGTGATTTATGGCGGTTGATTCACTTGGCCAACTGACGGTCGATCTGGTGGCCAACACCGGCGGCTTTGAAAAAGGCATGGACCGGGCTGAGCGAAAGCTCAGATCCACCACCAAAGAGGCGAAGTATCAGGCCGACCAGCTCGACAAACTGGTTGGCCAGATCGACCCGGTCATTGGCGCCTACGGGCGCCTCGACAAAATGGAAGAGCAGCTGCGCAAGCACCGCGCTGCTGGTCGGCTGGATGATGCGGACTTCAACACCTATCTCGGCAAGCTGAAGGAACAGCGCGATTCGGTTGAAAAGGTCGACCGGGTCATGGCCAAGAACGGCCAGACCGCGAAACAGTACGCGGCGAATCTGCGCGGTGTTCACGCCCAGTTCACGGACATCGCTGTTTCGTTGCAGGCAGGCCAAAACCCTCTGACGGTATTTCTGCAGCAAGGGGGGCAGCTCAAGGACATGTTTGGCGGCATTGGCCCAGCGGCCAAGGCGTTGGGCGGCTACGTGCTGGGATTGGTGAATCCGTTCACCCTTGCTGCGGCCGCAGGCGCTTTGCTGGCGTTGGCTTACAAGCAGGGTTCCGACGAAGTTACCGCATTCAACACTTCGCTTGCGGGGACCTGGAACACGGTCGGCACCACCGCGAACAACTTGGCTTCGATGGCGCGCCAGGTGTCGAGTGTTGGTGGCACTGTAGGTAAGGCGTCCGAGGTCTTAGCACTACTGGCAGCGACCACCCGAATTCCGGTGGCAGCGTTCGAGTCGATCGCCGAAGCGGCGATCAAGTACGAGTCGGCTACCGGAATTGCGGCAAGCACGACGGTCGATAATTTCAAGAAAATCGCCACGGACCCAGTCGCGGAGATTCTGAAACTCAACGAGTCGATGAACTTCCTGACGGCGACTACTTATGAACACATCAAGTCGTTGCAAGAGCAGGGGAGAACCCAGGAAGCGGCGGCTTCGGCTACGGCCGCATATGAGGACGGCCTGAACCGGACGTCCACGTCCATCAAGCAGAACCTCGGCTATCGCGAAGCTAGCTGGGGCGCTGTCAAAAGCGCAGCCAAGGGCGCATGGGATGCGGCTCTGAATGTTGGACGTGAGGAAACGCTTGATCAACAGATCGCTAAGCTTGACGAGCAACTGAACGCCATCGCGGATAACGCTGCGCTGAGGAAAAAGCGCAACGCCCGCGGTAAGCCTGCGGATCCTTTCGGCAACCTGACGCCCGATGACAGTTTCCGCACGGAAGCGCTCGAGCGTGAGAAAACCGAGAAGCTGTTGCTCAAGGCCGAGCAAGATCGTCGGGCAGCCGCTAAAGGGTACGCCCAGCAGCAACAACAGGCTGCACTGGATGACCAGCTCAAATTGGACAAACTCCGCAAGGAAACCGAGAGCAATTCGGTAAAGCGTGAGCGTGAACTGGCTGATTATCGGTTGCTGGTGGAGCGTCGGGTTATCCAGGCCAAGGCCAAAGGTGACAACTCGCTGCTGATCTCCGCCGATCAGCAGGCGAAAGACATCGCCGCGATCAATGAGAAATACAAGGATCCGAAGGCCGCCAAGACGCCGAAGTATCAGGAAAACGCCGGCATCAAGGCGCTGGATCAGGCGAAACAACAATACGCCGTGCTTCAGCAGCAGAGCGCGCTGATCGGCGACCAGTCGGCTGCGAGCCAGACCCTTGGCACGAACGTGAAAAAACTGGTCGAGTGGGAGCAGCAGCTCGCCGATATCAAGGGTAAGAAAACCCTCACTGCCGAGCAGCAGTCGCTGCTGGCCAACCAGGAACTGATCACCGCCCAGCTCAAGCGCAACGCTGCGCTCGAGACCGAGAACACGCTGCGTGAAAAGGGGCTGGAAACCCGCCGCAAGTTGGCGGCGTTTGATGAGAACCTGAAAAGCCAACTCGCCAGTGCTCAACAGGGCCTGGACAACAACCTGGCTGGCCTTGGCCTGGGCGACGAGCAGCGCAAGCGGCTGCAGGAACAGCGCAACATCCAGCAGTCATATCAGTCGCAACTCGACAAACTGACCTCCGATTACAACAAGAGCAACAAGGACCAGTTCAGCACAGAGCTCTACGACAAGGAAACTCAGTCCTTGCGATCGGCGCTTGACCAGCGGCTGGCCATGCAGACCAAGTACTACCAGGACGAAGATGCAGCCCGCAGCGATTGGCAGGTCGGTGCATCGTCTGCGTTCCAGAATTATGTCGATCAAGCCAAGGATGTAGCCGGGCAAGCTAAATCGGCTTTCACGTCGCTGTATGACGGACTGACCGACGCTGCTGTGGACTGGGCTTTTGGTGCTGATAAGAGTTTCGGCGATGTCGCCAAGAGCTTTGCCCGCATGATCGCAAAAATGGCACTCCAATCGGCCGCTTCCAATGTGTTTTCCAGCATTGCTGGAAGCGCACTCGGCGCTGTGTTCAGCGGGTCCGGTTCTGCGGCGACATCCGCTGGAAGCACCGCAGCGGGCTACACAGCTCAGTATGGCTTCGATGACGGCGGCTATACCGGCAACGGAGGCAAGTTCGAGCCTGCGGGCATCGTTCATGGCGGCGAGGTAGTCATCCGGAAGGAAGTAGTCGACCAGCCAGGTATGAAGGACTACCTGATCAGGCTCAACAAACGTGGCTACGCGGATGGGGGATACGTCGGTCTTGATGGCGGAGCCTCCTCAACCCCAACGACTCCTGGGCAAGTGGTGATCAACCAGTCCTTCCAAGTGCCGGGCGCAGAAGCTGGTGCATCACAGCGCGACTCCCAAGCCATTGGGCAAGCATACGCGGACGTCGCGCGTCGCGGCGCTCAGCAGGAGATAGCCAAAGAAACTCAACCCGGCGGCATGATTTGGAGGCTTGTGAATGGCCGTTGAAACCTTCGAGTGGTGTCCATCCATAGACGCCACCAGTACCCCCGAGTACCGCAACCGATCATCCAAGTTCGGAAACGGTTACGAGCAGGTGGCAGGTGACGGTCCGAACAATCGGACCGACACCTGGCCTCTTACCTTCGTTGTGAAGGAAGCGGTCGCGCTTGAGATCAAAGAATTTCTTGATCGGCATGCCGGACACAAGTCGTTCTTTTGGACCCCGCCGCTTGGAGAACTCTCGTTTTTTCGAGCGACCGCACCAGCGGTCAGGGTGAATGGAGCGGGGATGTTCACGCTGACCACCACGTTCACCCAGTCGTTTCTTCCATAAGGAGCAAAAATGCCGCTGATCAGTGATATCCAGGCGCTTGAACCTGGCAGCGAAGCGCTGCTCTTCGAACTGGACGGGTCGGACTACGGTGCGGACGTGCTGCGCTTCCATGGGCATGCCATCCCGCACACTGCGGCAGAGTTGATCGCCGCCGGTTCGGCTGCTGATGAGCTGCCGGCCAAAGCCATCTGGTGGCAGGGCAACGAGTACAGCGCCTGGCCAATGCAAATCGATGGCATCGAGGCGAACGGCGACGGTACTGCTGTTCGGCCCACGCTGTCGGTTGGCAACGTCAATGGACGCATAACGGCGTTGTGCCTGGCCTTCGACGACCTGCTCGAGTTCAAGTTGACCATGCGGCACACGCTGGGCGCGTACCTGGACGCCGAGAATTTCCCCGACGGCAACCCTCAGGCCGACCCAACCCAAGAGACGATCGAGGTCTGGTACATCGACCAGAAAACGAACGAAGACGGGGAGACGGTTACCTGGGAGCTTGCCAGCCCGGGCGATGTTGGTGGCGAGTCAATCGGGCGCCAGGCCACGACCTTGTGCCACTGGTGCCTCACCGGCGGCTACCGCGGGCCGAACTGCGGCTACACCGGGCCCTATGTCACAAAGGACGGAGTCGTCACCGACAATCCGGAACTGGACGAATGTGATGCCACCCTGGGCCGCGGCTGCATCCCACGCTTCGGTGAGGGAAACCCGCTGCCTTTCGGCGGCTTCCCTGCCGTCTCCCTCATTGCCAGGAGCTGACCGTGCGCAAACACATCTTGAACGCCATCCAGGCGCATGCGGCAGCCGAATACCCAAAAGAGTGCTGCGGGCTGGTGCTGACCGTTGGCCGGAAGCAGCAGTACTTTCCGTGCACGAATACTGCGACCGAGCCGAACGAAGAGTTCCGCATCGATCCCGAGGAATACGCCGAAGCGGAGGACCTGGGCGAGGTGGTCGGCATTGTTCACTCTCATCCGGACGCCACCAGCCGGCCGTCACCGCGGGACCTGGCGATGTGTGTGGCAACAGAACTGCCCTGGCACATTTTGAGCTGGCCGGAGGGCGACCTGCGAACGGTGGTGCCCACCGGCGAGACGCCACTGCTCAAGCGGCCCTTCGTCCACGGTGCCTGGGACTGCTGGCAGGTTTGCGCGGACTGGTACAAGCGCGAGTGGGGACTGGAGTTCGAGGCCTTCAAGCGCGCTGACGGCTGGTGGGAGAGCAAGGACAACGCCAGCCTCTACGAGGCGAACTATGAAGCGGCCGGCTTCTACCGCGTCGACAAGCCACAGCGTGGCGACATGGTCGTGATGGAAGTCGGCAGGACGGTGTACCCGAACCATGCGGGGATATTCCTTGGGAGCGATCCCGGCCTGCCTGGCGAGGATGCGGCAACGTTCGGCCCTGGGCCGTTCCTGCTGCACCACCTGTACGGAAGACCGAGCGAGATCATCGTGTTCGGCGGGCCCTGGCTGGACCGTACTCGCCTGATTCTCAGGCACAAAGATGCACAACCAATCCCATGACGCGGCGACGTCGCAGGAGCAAAATATGAAAAAGAACATTACGCGCGCCAAGATCGGCAGCGTCATTTGCAGTTCTGCAAAAAATCCCGACGGTTCGCCGGTTTGGAGTCTTTCCAAAGACGGCAGCGTTATTATCTCGCAGGAGTTGGTCTATTCTGCTGCCGTCCGAAGCGGAAAAATTACTGCTTAGGCCTGCTCGCCATCGTTTCCAATATGTCCCCAGAAGTAGGCGTCGGAAGTGGCTGGCCCGGGAAACACTTGTTCCATAACTCCATTCCGATTTCATCGCCGCTTCCGTCATTTCTAGAAGCGTAAATCGCGGCGCCGATGAAAACTTTGGTCTCGGTTGGGTGCGTGTGAGCGAGAATTCGGGACAGTCCCAAGACTAGATTACTAAGCTGAGCTATGGCTTTTTCTGCCGTCATTGCTGACATGTTGACCTCCAGGTCAAAAACGCGCCGATATTGGCGCAATCCCAGTCCTTGGGCTTGCAGGCAAAGGACTGGGGAATCCGTTGCATGGAGGCAGGAGGCTACTATCAGAGCGAGGCGTGGCGTTACTGGGGATTCGTACAGCCTGCAAGGGTGATATCTTGTCGCCATCTTCCACAGGAGTGACCCCATGAGATTTTTTGTAGGTGTGGTGGCTGTTGCTTTACTGGGTGGGTGTGCGACTTCCCCAGTACCGTCCAGCGAGGCTGAACCAGTACCGGCATCAAGGCTTTTTGCGTACCAGGCCCCAGCAAGCGGCGATTCGACCCTGGTTGTAACCCGAGACAAAGGCTTTGTGGGCGGCGGTTGCAATACCACAGTAAGCATCGACGGTCGACGAGCGGCGGAAATTGGTTCGGGCGAGACCGCGAAATTTCGGGTTTCTCCAGGTGAGCACATCGTCTCGGCATCGTCCTGTGGCAGCGGCCTAAAAGAGCGGGAAACCAACATCAAGTCCGGTAGCACCAAGAAATTCAGGATATCCATAGACTCAGCGATGAGCATGGATTTATCACCCACCATGCAGTGACAAGAAGCCGCCTCCGGGCGGTTTTTTTACGTCCGGAGAAAAGCCTTGGCAGCCACACTCAGCAACAACCCAGCCATGACCACCATTCTTCTTTCTGGCCCGCTTATCAAGCTCTTTGGCCGTGTTCACCATCGTGAGCTTGGCAGCAAGTCCGTGGGCGAGGCCTTCAAGGCGCTCAAGTGCACCTTGGAGGGATTTGAGGCGGCGATAAGGGGCCTTGAACGAAAGGGCATGCGCTTCGCGATCTTCCGGAACCGGCAGAACGTGGCCGAGAAGGATTTTGCCCTCGGCGGGGCGCAAGAGATTCGCATCGTACCGGTCGTTTCAGGAAGCAAGCGGGCCGGGCTGCTCCAGACGATCATCGGGGCCGTGCTGATCGTCGCCGGCACCTATTTCGGGCAGACGTGGGCCGTGCAGCTTGGTGCTGGCCTGGTCGCCGGCGGTGTCATCCAGATGCTCAGCCCCCAGGCCTCCGGCCTCAAACAGAGCGCCGGCCCAGAGAACGCCCCGTCCTACGCCTTCGGCAGCGCCAAGAACACCACGGCCAGCGGAAATCCCGTGCCGATCTGCATCGGCAAGCGCCGGTGGGGTGGAATGATCATTTCCGCATCGATCTACGCGGAGGATAAAACGTAACCGACGTTACCTACAGCATCACGATCAATGATCTGCATCGGGTCGAAGAAGGTTTGATTTGCGGCGAAGAGGCGGTGGTCGCCGTTATGGATAACGGACGCGAGATCAATCGCGAGCGTTTCATTGGGAAATGCACATCTCCCGGCGGCTACACGCGAAAGTATCGTGGAAAGCCTGGCCTTACCGCTGCTCTGATCTCTGGAAACT